AAACACTTTTAGCATCTTATATAAAGACATTAATCCTGTTAGAGAGAGATTGCTTGGTTTGGGTGCTACTATGAATGGCCTGATCAAGGTAAAACTTGGTCGACCGATGCTGAAGGTATTATTTTTGTTACCTCCAGTAATCGGTTTAAAGAGAAACTTGTCGTTGATTAAGGTTACGATTACATATCTTGCGTTCGTCCATCGACTGTACAAGGGGGGATCTATGCGCTTTGCGATTGTCTATCTCAAAGCGTGTCATACCCTCTTGCAGCAGTTCTTGGGCGGCCAGAGACTTTCCGATACGGGTCCCTTCGGGGCCCGTGTCAGCCGGACTCGTGGTGGTTTACCACGAGTTATTCCAGTTCTCCATCGCAAACGGATCCAGAATGGTGATTTACGAATAATTCGTTATTGGTTATCGCTTTTCTGTTTATATCGAATTCTCGATATGAAAGGAAAGCTGAACCTCAGTACTATCATTGAACCCTCGACGGCTAACCCTAAGGTGGTCGCAGACTTTTCGGAGTTTGTACCCATCTTTTGGGCGGGCCTGAAAGTGTTCCTTGGTCGTACTGTTGTTCCCATTGTAGAGAAGGTTGCGAGAGGGGGACCTATTCCAGCTTTGTCGTTGCTAGAAGCAACGCCTGAGCTGTTGAGTAAGTCGGCTCCAGTTGTTTCTGACGCGGCGTTGGAGGCCAAGATGGCTTCCACGTCGCCTCAATCTATACTATTGACTTCCAGAGTTTGGATGGCTATTCTGCGAACCACGGAACTTGGAAAAGCTTTCAAGTTATGGTGCACAGATACCAACAATATTTGGTTGTTGAGAAATATGGATTCCTGGTCCCGTGGGGCTCTTGACCCTCGAACCCATAACATCGGGGTCGAGCGCCGCACAGGTAAGGTGGTGGACGTTTCGGACAAGTTGATTGCAAAGATGTTTGCATCGGCTAAGAAGAAATGGCCTGTTAAGTTACTTAACGTGGCTTACCGCCAGATATTAGGAAAACTGGGGACCAAAGTGGAACCGGCAGGGAAGGTCCGAGTCTTTGCCATGGTGGATCCGTTTACGCAGTGGTTACTTCGCCCTCTACACGAGGCGTTGTTCGCACTGTTCCGACAGATCCGCCAAGACGGTACTCACAATCAGATTAAACCGCTGGTTGCGTTGATTAAAGAGCGTGATGTCCTTATTAGGGAGAATAGACGTCCTGGTTCCCGGCCGACAGGCTGGGTCCGACTGGGGCTGAATGTACCGAAGAAGGCGCATGCGCTCTTTTCTTTCGATCTCACCGCTGCTACAGATCGATTACCGTTGGCAATCCAGGTCGCATTGCTAGGCCCGGTCCTTGGACCGCGTCTAGCCAAGGCGTGGGCGAGTCTATTAGTTGCACGAGATTATTACATATATCTTAAAGATGAGTATGG